TTTCTAAGTAACTTCTGAAGCTCAACAACCTCTGGTCCTTTAGAGCCAACTGTCAAGACTTTATCATTAGATGGATCTGCAGCTTTCTGTTCTGCAGCAGGTGCAGGTGCAGGTGCAGGTGCAGGTGCAGGTACTGGGGCAGGAGCTGATCCAGAAAGAGCAGGAGCTACTTTGTCTCCAATGCAGTACTGCCAGTGCCAGGCTTCGTATTCTGGATTTGGCTTTCCGTCTGGACGAGTAGGTGCACCTTGTAGATAGAATCCATAATTAGGTGCGTTTTCGCACATCCAATCGTATGCTTTTGTTCCGCCGATAGAAACAATTTTACCCTTTACATCTATTGCAAGGTCAATCGCCAAACCAAAACCATGATTAGATGTTCCAGGTGTTCCAGAAGGAGACTTACCTTTTTTAAGATACCATGTCTTACCTTGGTAATTTCTCGTAATTTCTGGTTTACGCCCTGTTGGCTTTTGGTCGTAGCGGTCCATAAACATAGATAGCTGACCCTCAAATGGTCTATAATCACCAATATTGCGAAGCTTATGTCCTGCAGCAAGAGCGGCATCATAGAGGGCGTTAAACGCATCTGCAGCGCCGTTCCACATTACACCACCACATTTAACTTTCTTCATCATTTGAGGTGTTAACTTACCGTTGCCAACCTTTTCTACCTCTTTTGGTAGAACCATCTTGGCTACTGGGTGATTGCCACCTTTTTTATTTAAAATACCCATTTTTCTTTTTTTCTCCTTTTTGTTATCTTCATACTATCTCCTATCGTTAATAGTAATAAGGAAAGCAACTTGTTCGTCACTCTCTACTTCTGCTAATTTTGTCGCAGAAAACTTTGGATTATTTTGCAGCCACTCATTAAATGCTTTATATTCATGCTGTTCCCAACCAGGATAGTTATGATATTCGTCAAATATAAATAAACATTCAGGGTGTAAATAGTCACATATAGACTCTAAACAGTATATTGTTGATGAATATAAGTCTGCGTCAAAATGAACAATTTTAATTTTATTTTGCAATTTGTTTAAAAAATTTTTTAAAGTATCTTGAAATAAACCAACAACTATTTTTACTCCATCTATATTTGGAATGTTTTCTGCCTTAAAATGCCCTACATCGTAACCCTCTCTCCAAAACTCCGGAAGTCCATCAAAAGAATCAAAACCAAAAACAGGACCAGAATAAGAAGATCTAATAACAGAAATAGATTGACCAGAAAAAACACCAAATTCTAAAGCTAAATTTTCTTGGTCATCATACTGATAGCAAAAATGTTTTAACATTTCAAATTTAGAATTAAACAATAACAAATTAAAACTCTTTCTATTCAAATAGAATTATTGGCTTTATCAAAACATTAATTTTGTCTTGAATTGAATTTATAAAATATGTGAAAAATCTTTCAGAAAAAAACCCTGCCCACCTCATGGAATATGGGTCTAATTCTTTCGGTGCCTCAGCCTCAATATTTTCTAAAAAATTAAATATGATAGAACACCAATGATTTACAACTTCTTTAGGAGCTATAAACATATTACAGTGATTTAAGTGGGCGTTATTTTGAAAAAATGATATAGGATTTTGCATTTCTGGATACAGTAGACCAAATTTTTCTGAAGCGTAGGCAAAAAATGGAAATAAATCTGGATGAGTTATCTTAAACTGATTCCATATTGAACCACCAACTAAACCAGTATAACCAACAATTACTGATCCATTATAATCTTTCATGTACTGCAATTGCCTTAGGGCAAAATCGTGCCTTTCTGAAAAACTCTTAACAACAACATCAAAAGAACCATATGTATTATCTAGACAAAATAACCTTCTATAATGGGCTAGTCCAAATGTATCTGATATTAATTCTTGCTTCCATAAAGAATATAAAACACTTAGTTCACAATACGTTTTGTTTTTGCTAGAAATATTATCAGAAAAATCAACGTCATATATTTCAAATCCTGGTGGCTTTTGTCCACCTTCTGCATTGCATATACTAATGTATGGACTTTCTAATAGTGGGTAGTTAACAGTGTTGTGGTGTGCAACCGCAATAGAAAAATCATTATTAATTTTATACTCTAGCATGCCACTTATCCATATAGTAAATTCTATCTTTTTCCACTCTTCTATTAAAGTCATCACTGTACTGCACTACGGATTGAGATCCACCATTTATATGATTTATTCTAGCTTCTGTAGACAAGGTAACTTTTTTATTCATATGATGAATAGAATGAACAAAATCATCGTCACCATACCACCAATTATATTTTTCATCAAAAAATGGTAAACCGCTTTTGTAAGCGTTAGAAGTTACTGCAAAACAAAAGCCACCAAAACCATTATCCTTAAAAGTTCCAGATACTTCGATATAATATTTTTCACCCACAAAATCTGAATAGTTAGCACACGTTGCCCAAACGTCTTCTTCTGAAAAAGGAATAAATAAATCATTAAACCAATTTGGTTTTTCATCGATAACAATATCATCATTAAAGATGCAGATAATTTGATCTGGATTTTCTTCTAAACATTTCTTAATTCCAATATTCCACATTGTATATATTCCAAGAGATATACAGCTGACTATTTCTACTATAGGATTTTGACTCAGTCTGTCAATAGTGTTACGGTGTGCTCCGTTATCTAATACTATTATTTTGCTTAAATTAACATCATTGATTCTTGTTATTTGCTCAACAAGGTTTTCAATCATATTATCTTTACCTATTGTTGGTATAACTACACTAAACTGCATAATTATGCCAGCCAATGTGGAGCTTTTTTGTGAGACCAACTATTTACTGATTGATCTGCCCTAGAAACATAATACTCTTCTTCATCTCCTGGGTTTGATGAGTCTACATACCAGGGCATATGTCTACATAAATACGGTTCTTTTGTTCTAATACTTGCGCTAATATCAGGACCAGAACCTGGCCTATACAAGGCGAACGTTGTATCGATTGGAGCAAACAATATTGACGGCTCTGGACCTATCCAATTATGGTATTGAGACTCATGTTGTAAAACTTTACTTTTAAAAGCAAATGTATCTGGTATATCGTCAATTTTTAAACCAAATCCACACTTTGTCCTTGAATCATACTTATCTAATAAATGCTTAAAATAATCTATTGCATCTTGTGGACACTCTTCTGTTGGTAGGATATCTGGATCACTAACAATGTAATAATTATCACGAGCATATTTTTCTACCACCCCATGACTCCATGGAGCTATGTGTCCACCATTTGTATTTAGATAAATAACATTATGGTTTATTCTTTTATACCAATCAAGCAGTGGTTCATACTGAGAGTCATTGTCTATTAAATAAATATTTTCTTGACCAATAGACTCAAGCCAACTGACGAGTTGAAAGGTGGTGGTAAATCTGTCTCTACAATTTATAAATATTGGATATTGATTCATATTTATTTAGGAAAAAATTCTCCACGTACTAACCTAGCTTGAAGGTTGGTCTCATGATACCTTTTGCCTGCAAGTGGTTTTTCATTATCGCCAACTGGATGGAATAAATAACCAGCTTCATTAAGCCTTCTCCAAAAGTAAGCGTCTGCTCCACCCCAAACTCCAGGGTCATCATACCAGCCATTTGCGTCAATAAATGCTTGCCTTGTGTGCATTACCATGTTGTGATCTACATAATTAAAAGCTTGAGTATCGTCAGTCTTTCCGTCTAGAATGCCCTTGATTCCCCTTACTCCAGCACCTCCTCCTGAAGCGTCTATGTTTTCAAGAGGATGATATATAACATGATGAGTTGGATTTTTTAATACATAATCAACAAGAATTTCCAATCTTTCAGGGTAATATACATCATCATCAACTAGGTATGTAATGTAATCTCCAGAGGTTAAAGGGAACGCTTCGTTAATTAGCGTTGCATATCGCGCTGTCTTAAATCTATCTTCTTCAGATATGCTTCCAAAAACTTTTATAATTCTTTCATCATTATATGAATTAATGATATCTCTTGTTATTTGATCAGAAGAGTTATCATCCATTATTATCAGCTCCCAATTTTGGTAAGTCTGATTTATTACTGAATCAATACACTCATTTAAATATTGAGGTCTATTGTAACAAGTTAGAATGACCGATACTTTAGGCTGTAAGATCATCTTTTTTCCACTTCCACATATTTCTCCAGTGAACTAACTGCCAAAGCGCCCACATGGCTAAAAATCCTGGCTTATCAAACACCAAGGAGTAAACCACCCAAGGTAATGAGTGAAGAGCCACTATTAAATGGCCATACCATTTTTTATTTCCCACTTGATAGCTTCCATATACACCAATTAATTCCATCAAGAATAAAAGCCAAGTCCAAGTTTGCTCGCTCATTATATTTCCTTACACTAAAAGATAATATAGTATACCATTTAAAAACACAATGTACAAAAACTAGTCCATACTAATTACTTTGTGTATTAAAAAAGACAATCTCATTAAATCATGGTTGCTTATACTAAAAACAAACTCTTTGCCGTCTTTGCTTGTAAGAGTTAAAGTATGAGCGGTTACAAGTCCACCCTCTGTATCGATCATAGGCATCTCCTGAGTAAGATGCACTTGACCAATCATTGGCATAAAGCCACTAAATTGATTTTCTTCTGACATTTATTTTTTCTTTTTAAATGTAGCTACATTTTTTGGAGCTTGACCCTTGACACCTTTTTGTGGAGTTCCTGATTTTCTTTTTCTTTGAACTGCACTCTTTCTCTGTGCTGCGCTCATAGAATTTGCTTTTGCTACTGGGACACACTTTGCATATCCAGATTTTCCAGAACCAGAAGTCCCACAAGGCTGCCACTTACCATTCTTTTTTGGCGCACCTATATTAACCCATCTTTGGTTAAACCATTTGGTAAGACCAACGCCTTTAGGACCAGCCATTATTTTTTCTTTCTTGCTTTCTTAGTAGAAACAGTTTTCCAAGTGCCACCCATTGCCTTGTACTTCTTGGCAGCCCATGCATTTGCATATGCAGATGGATACACATCAAACTTTGCTTTTGCCTGAGACTTTGCTGCAGACCACAGGGCAGGTTTGGTTGGCTTATTCATCTTAGCCATTATTTTTTCTTTCTTTTAGCAGAAATCTTTCTAAGTGTCTTTGCTAGATTTGCTTGGCGAACTGTAGTCTTACTGTAGCGCTCTGGATTCTTTGTTACAGCAGCAGCGTAACCTGCAACTGACTTCTTTGCCTTCTTAGCTTTTGCGGTAAAGGCACCGGGTCTTTTAATTGCACCCTGAATCCATTTGTCATCTTTTTTCTTGGCAGCCATTTTACTTGCCCTTTTTCTTCATGATCGCTTTCTGAATAAAGGGAGGGAGCTTCTTTTGCGCAGCTGTCATACCTGACCCTTTTTTTGCAGTATATTTTTTGGCCGAAGCCTTTTTCATGCCATTCTTTTTAGCTGGCATTCCTTTTTCTTTTTTCATCATTGTGACTGTCTCCTTCTTTGGGACTTTTCTTTTTCGATCTTCTTCATGTGCCAATCAATGTGCCCATCTAATTTATCATCAACTTTGTCAACCTGTTCATCTACATGGTCTATTTTATGATGCAAGTCAATTATATCATCTTTCACCTTAGACAGAAGACCTGCAACAACATTGTGATCTTCTTTGTTCTCTTTCCTGCCCTTTTGAACCAAAGCAGCTAAGATTCCACCTACGGCAGCGATAACGGCAACAGCAATGGCTTCCATACTACCACTTCACTTTATCACTAATAAGCTTACATAATTCGGTAAATCTATTTAAATCTAGAGTACCTCTCATCATATTTACCTCTTTATGTACAAACTGTATATTACCTAAAATATAGCCTTTTGAGTTGTCGATCCTATCTAGTGAAGCTGTGATGGAATCTAGATCACCATTACATATAAGGTCTAAACCAGTTAGTGCGCATTTCCACTCTTGATTTTCTAGCACTTCTACGGCATCTTCTAGACTTAGGTTCCATACTATACTTCTATAGGAAGCTCCTAATTTATATTTATTCCACCAGGATACCCTAACCCCGTTGTGCTCCCCTTGTGGGTGATTATCTTTGCTTGAACAAAATCTACACAATTTATCTATATGGTTTAGTGCATGTTGTTGTCTTTTAATTATTCTTTCTCTTTTACATTTAGGACATGGAACTGAGAAAGTAGAGACTACTCTACCACTTTTTGTAGTAGAGTTGCCTGCTCTTTTAATTTCACCACTTAACACGATTACTCCAATAGGCTGCTGATAACTTACCTTTAGCTATATTTTTTGCGTGGCGAGCTTTAAAGGACTTTCTTCTCGCAGCGTAGGACTTAGATTCACCCTTCTTTTTTGGAGAGCCAGATACACCTTGTTGGCCAAACCTAATTGTCTTAATGGTGGTGCCAACTTTGGCAACTACTATATGAGATTTTTTTGGATGACTGGGAGTTCTTTTGGGCTTATTAAAACCTGCAACACCAGCCCTAGTAAGCCTAGGATCTTTTTTAGCTGCCATTTATTTTTTCCTTTTAGGTTTTTTAGTGTTTTTCTTTTTAGTATTTTTTAGCTCTAAACCATACATATAATTATTTTGTCCCATTCGTGGACCGCTTATATATATAAACTTTTTAATAGCCATAAATACCCCTGCAAGAGTGAACAATAGTATATATAGTAATGAAAAGTAAATAAAAATTCCCCCCATAAGGGGGGAATAAATTACACACTTATTTAATTTAAATAAAAAGTATTAAGCCTTTTTGGGTCTACCTTTGGGCTTTGCAGGGGCTTTTTTAGCTGGGGTCTTTTTAGCGGTTTTCTTAGCAGCTTTTGGAACTTTCTTTTCTACAACATCTACAACTTTTTCAGACTCAGCTTCGACTGCATCTGCGATATTTTCCACTGCTTCCTCAACAACCTCAGCAACTTCTTCAATATCTTTTGAAACTTTGTCGATAATAGAATTTATTGCAAAGTCTTGAGCGCTGGATGCATTCTTTCTTTTAAATTTACCGAGAAAGGCGACTAGTTTTTTGGCTAATTTCTTGATCATTTTGACCCCTTAAATTTTTTTTGAATTAATTCAAATATTATTGTACAGTACTTTTTGCCTTTTTGCAACAATTACTTGCCCTGTTGTGTTTCTTTAATAACCTGATACCTTTCGCCCGTCTCTCTAGAGACAAGAGAAAAGCCATAAGCTGCTGCCTCTTGGACAATAGAGGAAAGCTCTTCTTTATCTTCTAAAGAAGCAGAATTTAAAGGAAGGGATATTGCAGCGTAGACATCAACGTTTTCAAAATTACCTATATTAACCTTTCTGTTAACGCCACATATAAGGACTGGTGATGTTGATATAGTTATTTCTCCAGCTAAGGATGAAACGGCCTGATCAACAGGGCTATCCGTAGATTGATCAAAAGCTGTTTTAGTAATTTTAGGCATTGGCGTTCTCCATAATTCCTAGTTGTTTAAGTGTTTCTTCTGTTTGTTCTTCTATTGATAGATTATCTGTATTTATAACGCAAGAAGCTACCTGCATTATATCATTTATAAAGCTTTCGGACTTGTGATTAGACTGATCGGAGCTCATTAATTTTCCATCTCTTTTTAATATTCTTTCATCAAGGGTTTCCTGAGAAGCGTCAAAGCATACAACAAAACCATTAGGATGATCTAAGATTATTTCTGCTTCATTTTTAAAACGAACATCTGAAATAATAATTGCCATGGATGCTGTGCTTTGATCTGAAAAATCCTCTATGTCTTTATAAAAATCTCTTATATAATTTCTATATATAAGTTGAGACTTCCTTATGCCCCACTTACAAAAACACTCTGGGTCAAAATCTCTACAGATGTCTCCAGCTTTTTGCAAGAAAGTTCTTGGCTTGACACCTTCAGGCTCTATAGGTAAATTGTAAATTTCGTCAACCATCTTAACTAAATCGTGATACTGTGGAACATTAGCTAGTGGTGATGAACCAAATATCTCATATAGAGTTTCATGAATTGCATACAGCTTTCTAGACTTTTCATTATGCCCTTGGGTATTTTTTTTAATGGATGCCAGCTCATATAAGGGAAGAGCATAAAAAATGTGGTCCCACTTAAGACCATACTTATTAATGGCTATAGAACCTTTGGGAACTATTTGTTCAGCAACAGACGTCTTTCCAGAGCCAGCTTTTCCTGCAAGGCCAATTATGATTGGCTGATTTTCATCTTTAATTAAAGTACTTAACATGCCAACCATTATACCATACGAATTTTTTTGTCACTAGACTTTCTAGCTTCTAAAGAATCTAAGAATTCATTTGCTAGTGCATCAGGCTCCCAAACAAAAGATCGTTCAACTTGAACAACTTTAAAATTAAACTCATCTCTTATGTCTTCAACTGTCATTAGTAGTGGTATTAAAGAATCGTTCTTACATCGCCACTTGCCATTAATTTGATTGGCTACAACGGCAGAATCAGTATAAATAATGGGATCAAAAAAATCAGCCATTGAACATATCAATAGACCAGCAATTACAGCTTCATACTCTGCTTCATTATTTGATCTAAAGCCAAGACCTCTAGCAAATTGGGCTATCTTTTTTCTGTTCTTATAAACAACTACAGCACAGGAAGCTTCGCCAACTTTTTTTTGACCCTGCCCTCTAGATGCACCATCGCAAAAAACTTCAATGTTCATATTATTTTATCTCTATATCATATTTGATATTAAACTTTTTAGCCGTGTCAACAATATTATTATGCTGAGTAGGGGAGGAAGCAATATATGTAGAGTGTAGCAAATACCTTACCCCTGATAACTCTACTTGCATTGGGAAGTCTAGTGATCCTCTTGGCTTTGAGTAGAATTCTTCTTTTGTGTTTACTGATTTATAATGCCCTATATACATATGCTCTCCTTAGTATGTACTGAAGTCTGACTCAGAGTAGTAACCCTTTTCCTCACGAGAAGAAGCTATCTGCATTGACTGAACCTTGTCTATTAGCTTCCTGCAAGACTCTGACGCTATTCTTGCAGCTGACTCCATTGACTCAGCGAGGTTAACTATTGCCTCTGCGGTTACCAAAGCAACGTATTCGTTTTCTGCTGCCTCCAAAGCGTTGGCTTCTCGTTCCGCCTCGTTTTTTCCAACCCTATTTGACTTGTATACTTTTTTGTATTTTCCTTCAATTATTTTTAAATGCGCTCTAGCCATACCTGCAAAGCGAGTAACTCTACCATAAACATTGGAGCTTCTTGCTACAAGTGATGCAAGCTGAGAAAGAGTTAAGTCAACTACATCCATGTCAGGAATGTTGATGAAATAAAGATTCTCTTGATCACCTTTTGCGTATGCTTCTACAACCTCTTTAATCTGAGGATCTATAAACTCTGACAATAAATCGTTAAGCTTCTGCATTGTCTGCAGGTTCATGTTTTCCTTCTTTTTTATTAAAAATGTACAAAACGTCTTCTAGGTTAGAGTTTATCACAATATCTTTGATCTTGCTACGAATCTTTGACAGGTGTTCTCTTACGGTATTTGGATGCTCTGTTATCTTCTTACTTATTTCACTAGACCTAAGTCCATCTATATATCTCCACTTTAAAAGCTGTCTTTCTTGCACTGTCAAAAGACTAAATGGTTCAGCGCAATTTTCACCCAACACCCAAAATTCATTTATGTCTTCGGTTGCTAAAAGCTTATCCATATCTACTTCTTCTGCTGGAGCTTTAAAGCCGGGCGAGTTACCGTCTTCATCATCGTCACTGTTAGCCTCATCATCTAATAATGGAAAACTCTTTCTTCCAAGTTGATCTATTAAAAATGTATCAACATTTTTTTTAAGAAGATAGAAAAAATAACTGTACAAAAAACCACTAAAAGGAATTGGTCCTTTTTCTGAATCTTTTCTTTGATATCTAGCTATACACTGAAAGAATGTCATGTCTACTGTTTGTCTAACATCTTCTTCGTCACCGTATCTTTTAGCCATGTAAGTTATACCGTCGTAAACATTCATTGACATGTTTGTATCCAGCTTGGTTTAACTTGTTTTTCATGAGCGCAAATCTAACATACGAGTCTTTAACAAAAAGGGATGTGAATCTTCTTATGTCATAGTCATTTAAGTTATATTTTCCATGATATATCATGGTTGTATATTTTGTTAAAAAGTTATTAAAAACTTTAATTAATTCCAACTGTGCTATTTGGTTTCCTGACTTTGCTTTAGATATTAAGTCCTGCATTTCTTCTTCAGCTAGGTTATAATACTGCTCCTTGTATGCTGCCATTTATTTTCCTTCCCAGTAATATAGTTTATCAGCGTATGCGCTTCTAATGTCTTCATAAAAAATAACATTTGGTATTTCGATTTCCTTTGCAAAGTTTTTTGCCTCAGTGGAATACTTACTTATAACGAAAGTTAATTTTTCAAATTCTCTTGGATAATATCTTTTAAATCTTTTAAGTTTAATTTTACTTTTATCATCAAGATAGCCTTTTATTTCAATCCAAGATCTATCTTTCAAAATAAAAAAATCGGGAGTGTAAGCCTTTGTTCCTTTTTTAATTGGAAAAGGAAAAACTGTAGGCTCAAATTCAAACTTAATCTTGTAGGCATTGAGTATTCTAGCGAAGTTTGCTTCCCAATTAGAACGTAGATTTATTCCCAAATCTTCACGAAAGCCAGTATTCGTATGCTGGTATGAATTACCTTTTCCGACCCTTCTTGCCAACCTTTTCTTGTATAATGTTCTTCTCTAAATCTTTGTCGTAAAGAAGTTTAAAATTTGGATGTTTTTTCAAAGGAGAAATATCCAAAAAAAACTCTTCTGGGTTGACAGGAACTATATCTTTCATGATATCCTCTATGCGTAATAAGTACTACCACTAATTATAAAGTAAAAAAAATAAAAAAACAAGAAATCTGCAAAAAAGGTTGCAGGTATGAAAAAAAGAAGGTAAGATAACCACCATGAATACAACACTAAACACACTCATCAGCACAATCAATACAGAAATCAACGAAGGTGTCATTGACAACCTTATTAACCTTGGTTACTCCCACCAGGAAGCCACTAAGGTTGTAAGCGAGTTCAGTGATTTCGACCTAGTTGAAAATGCAGCTCAGTTCCCTGTTCTTGAGCAAGAATTGCCATTCTGAATTGATTAAAAAAACTTAAAGTTTTCCCCCTCATTTGAGGGGGTTTTTTTTATGCCTTTGCTTTCTTCTTTAATCTAAAAACACCTGTGTTGCAGGCTCCGGATAGAGCATGATCACAGTAGGAACATATTCTTTCATTCTTAGTTGGAAGAAATGATCTATCTTCTACTATTGTAGAAATCTCATTAAGAAGACGAACCTTAACATTCTCTATATCTTCTTTAGTGAAATTGTGGGATTTCTTCCTGCCAGACCTCAGGTAATACAGCTCTGCTATAATTTCTTTATCAGGAAACTCTTCTGATACTGCTAATGCGTATATTCCTAATTGTAAATTATCTTTAATATCTTTTTGGGCTACTTCCCATTTGCCAGTTTTGTAATCAATGATCTTAACAGTATCACCGTTAATAAAATCAATTCTATCTATATAACCAACTACCAAGTAAGAACCAATTACAAAAGAAAAACCATGTTCTTTTTTGTATACATCAAACAAAGTATCAGCGTACTCATCGTAAAATTCATTAATAATTTGAGATCCAGCAGATATTAAAGTCTCAGATATCTTGCCATCTGGATCATAAGAAGATATGTTTTCCTGATAAGAGGAAAGCATCTGGTCGTAATCGAGCTTCTTCTCTGGCTCTATGCATTCCTCAAGAACGGAGTGAACAATATTTCCGAAGAGTTGCAGCTTCTGCAAATCCTCTTGGCTCTTTGGTAATATATGTGTAGAAGTACTTACTAGGGCAAGACTTGTATGTGTCTATCCTTGAATAACTAAAATCAACCAAGGACAGCTTTTGTAGTGGATCTAAATCAGATATTTTTTTAATAGATATAGACATTAATTATTACCATCTTCTGGATCATAAATTAGATTACCTTCTTCATCATATTCTCTGCCCATTTCATCAAGAACATGACCGTTATACTTGTTTATGTATGTACCCTGGCCCACTGGAACCCACCCAGTTTCACCGATCTCCATATAATCATCTTCACTGTATGGCCAATTTGTGTCCATCTACGACCACCTCACATTCATTAAAGTCTTGCATATTAATATAGTAATTTAATACTGTAAAAAGATCTGTGAGCTCTTTTTTTGTAGCCCAAAAACCTATATTTCCTGATTGAATAAAGTAATGATCTGAGTAAGTATAAGTACCTTCTTCGTACTCAATTAGTTTTACGTTACCCTTTGTTATAGATCCCACTGAATGTTTGTTCATTTTAATCCTCATCCACTATTGTTATTGGATCCCAATTGGGATCTCCTAATTTTTCTCTCATGTCATTTACATAAGAGTCCCAATCTCTCTCATCTTGAGACTTCTTTTCGTATTTTACCTCACCCTTAAATGGATTAGATCTAAACTTAGTAATAAGAAGTTTTCCTTGTTTAGTTTTCCATCTTAAAGTTCCATTTTTACAATCGCAGTAATCATCTATGTCTGGATCTATTTTTCCATAAGGATCATATCTTCCACTACAACCCTTGCATTTTGAATATCTACCCTTGTCTTGGCATCTGTTACATGACGCACAGAATACCCAGCACCATCTTTCTGTTGGGTTTTGGTACGTACCTGGTAAAGTCATTTTATATTCCTATCCTAATAATTTCTTTTAGTTGAGATTCAATTTTTGGAGAAGTGGTTTTAGTAAACCTAAAAGTTACCTTTTTATTATCCTCTAAATATTGAAAATATACATTTGATGAACCGTTTGTGTTTTCTATTATATCATATATTTTTTTTATCAACTCTAATGATGGATTTTCTTTCATATCCAAAAATATAGACTTAATACCAATGGCTTTGTCTGTGTCTATTCTTTGATTAGAATTATAAAATATTTTTACAATAGATCTTTCGTCATCATTTTCTCTATTAACAGAGCCTGAAAATACAAAAACATCACCTGGATTAAAGTAAGAGTCGTCAATGTTTTTTGCTTCTCTAGGAAATATTAGAATTTCAATTTCACCAGACAAATCTTCTACCACTAACCTAAACATTTTTTGACCTTTTTTGGTTATGGTTTTTTTAACTCCAGTGATAATAACGCCTATCTTTACATTAGATCCGCTATGCATTTCTAAAACTTCTGATATTTGATTTTCAACCATAGGTGCAATAGCTTCGACTAATCCCTCCATAGGGTGCTTAGAAACGTATATTCCTAATTCTTCTTTTTCTTTTTCTAAAAGAGAAAGTTCATCCCTTCTTTGTAAATAGACATCATCACCAGGGTTGGTGATGAGCTCATCTAAAGAACCAGAGGTTGCAAGGTGCTCAATGGTGGACTTCTTTAGTATTGATGGATCACATCTCCTAAAAAAGTCGTACATATTTCTGTAAACATTGCCTTCTTCCCTGCACTCTATTATGGCTTCTGCTATTGAGTCTCCAATGCCATTAATTGCAGAAAGGCCAAAGATAATTTCAGTATCACTTAAGACATTAAAATCTTTACCAGATTTATTGATTGATGGTGGAAGAACTTTAATACCCATTCTTCTGCATTCTGAAAGATATAAAGATTGCTTTTCTTTATTACCCAAAACAGAACTCATTAATGCAGCCATATACTCTGCAGGATAGTTTGATTTTAGGTAGGCCGTAATGTAGGAGATCATTGCATAACTAGCAGCATGCGCTCTGTTAAAACCATAACCACCAAAATATTCAATATCAGAGTATATTTTGTTTGCCTTGTCTTCCGAGATACCAGAAGTAGAAACGCATCCTTCTACAAACTTTTTTCTAAACAAGGCTATTTTATCCATAAGCTTTTTGCCGATAACCTTTCTAAGATCATCAGCTTCAGCGGAACTAAACCCTGCAAGTTCTCTAGCGACACCTAGAACATCTTCTTGATATAACATGATACCTAAAGATGGCCCTAAGACCTTTTCAAGACTTGGATGATCATAGCTAACCCTAGATCTACCGTGCTTTCTATCTATATACAGTCTGTCCATCCCAGATCCCATAGGACCAGGTCTATAAAGGGAAATCAAAGCCATTATATCTTCTATGTTTTGAGGCTGAAGCTGCACCATTAGCTGCCTCATACCAGGGGACTCCAACTGAAAAACCCCTATGGAATTACCGTTTTGTAGTTCCTTAAAAGTATTTACGTCATCAAGAGGTATAGAATCCACGTCTATAAATATGTTCTTGTTTTGAAATACCAATTTAATACATTGGTCAATCACACCTAAGTTTCTTAATCCCAAGAAATCTATTTTTAGTAGACCACATTGTTCTACTCTTCCCATATCCCACTGAGTTACAATAGGTGCATCAGCACCTTTCTGCATGATTGGGAGATAGTCTGTTAACTTGTTTTTAGATATAACAACACCAGCTGCATGTATTCCAGTCTGCCTTACAAGACCCTCTAAACCAAAAGCTGTGTCAACAATAATCTTAGAATCTTTATTTGAATTATATTCTTCTACAAACTCTTGCACCTGCATACATTCATCTAAGTTTTTAGAAACACCAAGTACTGGTGGAGGGACAAGCTTTGCTATTCTATCTCCAGCAGTAAAGTCATAACCTAAAGCTCTTGCTGCATCGCGCAAAGATTGTCTTGCACCAGTTCTGTTAAAAGTACAAATATGTGCTACTTTTTCTGAACCATACTTGCTTCTAGCGTACTCTATGACTTTATCTCTATGTCGATCATCAAAGTCCAGGTCAATATCGGGCATTGATTTTCTTCCTTCAACCAAGAATCTTTCAAACATCAATCCAAATCTGATTGGATCTAAGTTTGTAATATCAAAAGCGTAAGAAAGAACGCTACCTGCCGCAGAGCCTCTACCCCAACCAACCCTAATATCGTTTTCCTTAGCCCATCTTACTAAATCAGAAACAACTAAAAAGTATTCTGGGAAACCCATTTCTTTAACAACTTTGATTTCATGATTTGCCCTAGTTAAAATATTATCGGGTATTGGGTCTCCATATTTTCTCTTTAAACCTTCCCAAGCAAGACGCTCAAAGTATGTAACTGAGTCTTCTTGTGTTGGAATTGGAAAATTGGGAAAATGTATTTCTCCAAAGCTAAGGTTAACATCAACCATATCATTAACTAGCATGGTATTTCTTAACCATTCTTCAGAAAACCTAGAAGACATATCTTCATATGATTGAAGGTAGAATTCATCTCCAGAAAAAGAAAACCTATCTGGAGTGTTGATGTTTGAGTTTGTTGCAACACAGAGCATTATGTCATGTGCTTGCGCATCTTTTTGATGAACATAGTGACAGTCACCTGTGGGTACTATTTTTGCCCCTATTTTGTTAGCTATTTCAATTAAAGACTTAGCTATAGCAATCTGCTCTGGAAGACCATGATCCTGGACTTCTATAAAATAGTTTTCTTTTCCGAACTATTTGTTGCATTTTTGCTGCCATTTCTAGCGCAAAATTATAATCATTTCTAAGAAGAGCTTGAGCTATTTCGCCATTTAAGCAGCCTGATAATACTATTATTCCTTCAGAGTATTTTTCTATAAGATCGTGATCTATTCTTGGCTTTCCATAATAACCTTCAGTAAAAGCCTCAGAGGACATTTTGATTATATTATGATAACCTATGTTATTCTTTGCAAGAATAGTTATATGATATGGTCCTCTTTGTTCCCACTCATTTTTTGCTGGACCAGATCTTTCCTCTTCGTCTCTATCAAATCGTGTTTTACGTGCTTGGTAAAACTCCGAACCAAGTATCGGCTTTACACCCACAGACTGACCAGCATCATAGAAATCTAACCATGAATGAATGTTACCATGATCTGTTGTAGCCAGACCTAGCATTCCCAATGACTTAGCTCTTGTTAAGTATTCTTCCACATCACCATGACCATCCAGCATTGAAAATACTGTGTGGTTGTGTAAGTTGGTCCAATTTTTCACTATATTCCTCTTTCCCTATCTATTTGATCTAGGGCATTTTCTCTTTGCGAACGATAAACAATAATTACTCTTCCACCACAATATTTACACACTGGTGGAAGACCCTGTTGGGCAAAAATGCTGCGATACATACTACCATCATCTTGGTCTGATTTGCACTCGCCACATACACCAATTACTTCATCCTCTTCTTTCATTTTCATTCACCTCCTTTTTCTCTGACTTGTACGCAAACCTTATTGGGGAAGGTGAAGACCTTTCATTGGTCTCTATAAATCTGCCATTTACATTAATCCATTTTGTTTTATGCTCAAGAGAACAATCGCCACAACCAACTCCAGCAGAGTTAGCTCTTTCGCAAGTATATGGCCTACCACCTATGCCCATTTCTCTTCTCTTTATCCAGTCATTAATGTGCGCTGTTGATTTACCCACATTATAATCTTCACAGTTGCTCAAAATTTCATGCAAGTACTCTATAGCTTCTTCGGAGTAGGTTAATATAGAACATAAAAAAAGCCTTGCTTCGTGTTCCAGAAAATGCTTAGTTTTTGCTTGATCTTCAAGTCTTTTAACAGCGCTACAACCTGTAATTAGTTTTTGTTTATCAAATATTTTTTTTGAATCAGAAAATGTTTTCTGCTTAGAAGATCCATATTGATTAAAGTTGGCAAGATAATCTACTGGTTTGTTTTTCTGTTCTTCGTATTCATAAACATAATTTCTATACCATTCATTTGAACGATAATTAAACTCTTGATCTGAGACTGTGTTATCTTGTTCTTTGGAAGAATATGACATTATGTTTTCTATTGAAGAAAAAAGTATTTCGTTTGGAAGTTTTGTTTTGTACAATCCGGTTTCCTGATGTTTAGATCCTGGCAAACGCCACATTCTTCTTGCGTCGTAAACAGAAAAATCAAGAGATGTTAAAGAAAGTTTTTTGGATAAATCGGTAGCTATATATCTATATCTAGAATGGAGATCGTTAGAAGGGTCTATACCCAGTGCAACAGCTTCACACTCAATATGAAAACCCTTCTTTCCAGTATAGTAAACCAACAAAGATTCTTCATCTATATGTGATGATAAATAACTGTATAGTCTCTTACATTCTTCAAGAGAAATTTCTGCGTCTTGGTTGTCTATATCAAAGTATAAGGAACCAAGTCTTAAAGAGAGATCAATTTCATTATTGTTAAAGTGCCAAATAGAAGTATATATACCTGTATTGTTATATTTCTCTGCGTATGGTCGAGCTCTTCTGACATCATACAAAAACGTACCATCAGAATCTTTCTCTCTTATTACCCTATTTAATCCTGGTATATATCTTGCTAGTTCAACATATTTCCATTGGGAAAGAAAACTATCCTTAGTGAAATCAATCTTCATAAAACCTTTGTCTTTTTATGCTCAGAACCAAAAGACCATATTATAGTCTTTTCTACATCAAAAACACCACTGTGAGTCCTGTAGTATACAGATTCTTGTATATATGATTCTAGGTTCTTTAGTACAAATAATCTGGCTACTAGTGGCTCTAAATTATTATCTAAAACTTCCATCTGTCTTCTACAACATTTTCTCCATCTACAATATAATGAACCTTAGAGGCTAAATTGTCTGCTAAGTGAACTATTATATCAAGATATGTTACTGGAACTGTTTCTGGAACCGGAGACCAAGGTCCTAGGTGACACCTGACTAATCTCATAATAGATTGAACTGTTTCTTCATCAACATACAGGGTTGAAGAAGAAGATTCAGAAGCATATTTTTTATCATTTTCTTGACACTTTTTTACTAACATCCCCACAGTGTATGGGTGGAGTGGGTCATATACAAAAGATCCTTCTTCACCATTTGATACGCCCTTAGTGACGTCATGTAGAATACAGGCTGCATAGACTAAGTCTCTTTCGTTTGAACTTAAGGTGTAAGAATCACCAATTACTTTGGCAGCTCGTACTACTCTTTTTGTATGTAAGAGATTTCCGTTCTCATTATGCTCATCAGGTGGATGATATTTGCCCGAAAAACTAGAAGGAATAACCCAAAAAGACTTCGCCTGCAGTAAAACAGATCTAACAAAAGACTTAATGGGTTCACTTTCTATATAATTAATCTCTTCTAAAATAGGCTGCAGAATTGAATCCTCTTCTTCATTGGAAGAAAATACCTTTTGCTCTGAAAGAAGATCGTCTAGTATTGATTTTTTAGTCATCGTAATCCCAATTTATTTCTATCATTTGTATCTTGTTATAAGTTGAATCTATTATATCATTAATGAACTGCTCTGGGGCTTTCTTGAAAGATTTAGATATAGCTAATATCTTTTTAGTTTTTTCTTCAGAGAGAAGAAAGCCAATTCTAGAATCTTCACTCATGAATTCTCTTCTATTTTTAGTGGAGTCCACTTAGAACAAGGTGCATCAAAAGGACACTTCTTACAATACCAGGTTAGCCCTCTTCTTGGTATGTATTTGTCACAAGAATTAATCTCCTCACACCAAAAATTAAGGTTTACTAAATCATCATTATTAATGTCATATTGATTGAATACAACCTTAGGAGATAAAAGATCACAATATCCCACTTTAACTCTTGAAACCTTAGAGGGATGCTTGTATGAAAAAGCGGCGTAGGCGCTAGCAAAGTCAATCTGATACATGTACTGATGACTGTTCTTATAATTAAACATTAGTTTAATAACATAATATTGATTATTGTGAGATAATACTATATCAAATTTATCTTTTATTTTTACATCTTTACTAATTGGAAAAACAAATTCTTCATTTATAGATATTGGTATAGAAGAAGAGTCGCTAAAGCTTTCATGAAAAGCCAGTAACACAGCAGCTGCTTTAGATGTTAGACTTGCGTTATTTCCATAAGCGCTTTCGTGCTGTTCTGTAATAATGTCGTAAGCAGCTACATCCTTATTAAACCAAAGCTTTTCCCATCTATTTAATAAAGAAGAATAAGAAGGGGTATATCCACCTTGTTTTTTGTAAAAGAAAAAATATATGATGTCTTTTAATGTATTTTCAAAACGTTCAGAAAGAATATCTCTACCACCAATGGTTTCCGGCATTTGCTGATTGTGCCTGTAATCGTATAGTAGGGAACAAGTCTGAAAATCTTTAATCGATTTAGGGGTAACTAACTTCATATTTAATCAAAAATTCCTCCATTGATCAGCTCATCTAATATAGAGCTTGAATCATAGCTTTCTTCTGTAACTATTTCATAGTCTTCGTATGTCTTGCGAGCATCAACATATCGAACAAGTGGTGGATCATAAACAAAGGTAGAGCCAGTAATTCTATTCTTGGGAATCTGAAGCTGCATTATGTTTTCATCTTCAGTTTCGTCACCACTAACAAGTCTTTTCTCAGTTATAAATATTGTAACAGCACATTTTTGTTGAATAGCTAAAGAACCACCAGTGTCAGACTGTTGAACAACTTCTCTTTTTTCCTTCATTCTATTGGCGTTTTCCTGAGCGGTGATAATTAAAGCACAATTCATATCTCTAGCAAGTTTCTCAAGCTTAACCATCATTTCTTCAAATTCACCCCATCTAGCCTTACCCTTGCCTCTGGTAAACATAGATTGTATAGTGTCGATAACAACTACATCTGGCATGTCTTTTCCATAGCCTATTATCTCTCTAAGCCATTTCTCAAGATCTTCAAAATAAGGAGTATCAGGATCATGTTTTACCATGAGTCTATCTCCCCACTCTAACATCTTTTGCTTAAAGATATTTGTGTATTTTTTTCGATCTTCATCATTCCACTTATCTGCGTGTGCATAAACGTTTTGACCAATAACCTGGGTCATTAGTATTCTTTCCCAGTGAGACTGAGCCTCTTCAAAGTTAACATACAAGGCCCTGTAGCCATTATTCACCCAGTTATTAACTAAGCACTTTGCAAATGTACTCTTACCCTTGCCAGAAGGGGCTATAATTGCATGAACAGAGCCCCTAAAGAACCCACCCTCTTCGGTATAACCCATAGCCTTATTGAGCGCCTTGAACTGGGTAGGAAGAAAGTCTGGTATATCTAATAAAGAATCAATTCTATCTACTATTTGTGTAGCAGTTGTAACATTTTCAAGAGGGTTATAATCGGTACTGTTTTCTATATCCTGAACAAGTGATACTAATTGATTTATTCTCTCTATCTGTTGATCACTTTTTAAACCTTTATTTGATACTAGAAACTTTAACTCCTCTAAGTAATCTAGTTGCTTTCTTTTGGCAGACTTGTGCTTTAGTATTTTAACTACAGCTTCTTTTTCAGAAAGCTCTAACGACATTAGGGTAGACATTAATGAGTCGACACCCTGAGAACCACCAAGTGCTTGATGTATTCCCGTTTCTGATTCAAGCCAAGTTTTAAACGCAACTGGATCAACGATGTCTAATTTCGTTTTATCCGCATATGAAACAAGGGCTTCATAAAATTCATGAAAGCCCTTAAAGCCATGTATGTATCCAACTTCGTATGTATCGAGGTTCTCTATAAAGTAATCAATAGCACCTTTTTCTCTCATCGAAAGAGAAAAGAGTTGATACTCTATTGGATAATCTGGTTGCTCTTCTTCTTGTACTTGATTTTCAGTCACGAGATTTCTTTCTCATCTTCATTGATTTATATAATTCTTTTTGTCTCTCACTATGTCTTTTTTTCTGAACTTGATAATAAGGATTATCTTTGACACTCTTTTTATTTGTGTCTTCTTCCTTTTTCCATGGACTTGTTCTTATTGCTTCTAGCATTCTTGTATAAACGCTTTCTTCTGTGAGAAGATCATTATACCTGAAAACAATTAAGGCAATACCCATTTCTTTGCACATCTCTGCTTTTTTAACATCTCTTTTTTGAGCTTCTTCAAACTCATACTTGCTGTCAAAAAAACGTTCAGTGTAATAAAAATGCTGCCTACCATGATACTCTGCAGCAATCTTATAACTTGGACAATATACATCAAGCCTTAACTTATCGCCTATATGAAATTCATTTACAATTTTTTCATTAGGCAGTAGTTTTTTCATGACTGCCGTAAGTGCTGATTGTCCTCTGGAAGATTTCTTTTTTTGCTCTTTAATCCATGACAAACCAAGCTGAGAAATTTTTTTATTAAGATCATTTAATGATAACCCAACTTCTTTTGCTATTTGAGGAAGGGTTAAGCTTGAATCTAATAATAAGTCCGTAATAAACAAGTCATCCTCAGAATCGTTTATTAGCTTTGAAGCCTTCCTTTTTTTCATTTTCTCTTTCCCTCATCTTATTCAAGTAGTTAGTTCTTGCTATTGAAAACACTTTTCCTAAATCTAATATTGACATATCCAGTTCGTTCCACATTTTGTAGGGAAGAGCAGATGACAATAGAGGGCAATCGAGAATGCAGTAGTCTACTTTACCTTCATGCTGTGCAATTGTTTTAATAATTGAATCAGTTTTATCGTAGAAGTCATTGTAGGCAACATTAATTACATCAACAGGTGCTCCTAGTATTTTGTTAATTATCTTTCTATCATGAAAAGAAACAACTACAAAAGAACTGTGTCTAATGTAATGATCAACAAAACTCTTAAAGATATCTTCATGCGAAGCGTAGTAATACTCAAGAGTTGTTGAGTCGTAGTATTCGGAGTCTTTTAGGATGTTAGAAAACTTTTCAACATTATCTTCTTCTCCTGAATATATAAAAGAAGGAGGAATGCTTTTAATAAAGTTAGGATGATTGATGTTAAAAGAATTTAATATGGACCTTGCAAAATATTTACTAGGCTTTTTTTCGTTATTAACCGCATCTGACATTGCCATAATGGCAGAACGAGGAAAATTAACGTAAGCAAATTTTTCTTTGCTATTCATTTTTTCTGTAATTTTTTGAATTGTTTTTGCTTGATTTCTAATAATCATTTTATATCCCAAAATTTCCCCAGTTAATTAGAACTGGATCCTTATCTATTATTGAATTAATATGATCAATGTTATGATATTGACCTCCATCCAACTTTGAATATCTATCGAACTTAGCCTTCTTGTCTTTATCTTTTACGTATCCCAGATGTTGCATAACTAAACCAGAGTCATGCCAGTAATTTCTTTGTCTCATCCAATCTATTACATAGCTTGGTTCAGATCCACAGGCTAACTTTTTGTCCAAAAAGCCACCACCTTCTTTGTATCTAAAAATTCTCATACTAGAATTAGGAGCCCACAATTTATCGACTCTATACTGATCTTTATTCCACATATGATAAAACCTTACATTTACAACATCATATGGTGATGTGCTAAGTGTTTCTTTGATGCTTTTATCACTTACATGGTACAACATTTCGTCACAGTCAATAGCTAAAATCCAGTCACCCAACGTTGCAAACTTCTCTAAGTTCCCCCATGCATTGGCTCTCAATTGCCCTTCATGCTCGACAAAGAGTGGCCTTTCATTGACAAATACTTCACAGTATTTTGAGGCTATTTCAGCTGTGTTGTCGTCAGAACAATCATCTGTAAAAATTATTTTATCTACTTGTTTTGAAAGCCTTTTTAGTACTGGCTCCAAAAAACGTTTAGACTCATTACGTCCAACCATTTGTGCAATTAACATTTAATTTAATTCTTTCTAAAAAAGAATGGGGGTAAGAGCAAAAGCCCCTACCCCCATCGAATGAACAATAACTATCAGACCTCTAGCATTTCGCGAACCTCAACAGCTGAGATGCGCTCAATATCAGTAGTCTTTGAGAGAACTTCGCCCTGGATACCACGGCGTCCCATTGCAAGCTTCTCTGCGTCTGTCTTTGAGTTAGCCTTAACCAAAGCGGTGGTTACTACCTCAAAATACTTGAACTTGTTATCTGACATTATTTTCCTTTTTTTAGTGGCTAAAAGCCGGTTTGTATTACATTGTTTAGTATATCAATATCAGTTGATCAAATCAACCTGTATTCCTAATTTCTCCACAACCATTCAGGGTGGCTCTTAGTCCACTCAACTGTGGTTTGTAAAGACTTTTCTAATGACATTGGTGGCACCCAACCAGCGTCAGATAGCTTCTTACCATCAAGTGCATAACGAAGGTCATGTCCTGGCCTTGTTGTATGGAAGTCTTCTAGGACATACTTGAGTTCTTTACCCCAATAAAACGCCACCATCTTTGCCATAGTTAGATTGTCAATTTCTCTTTCTCCAACAATATGATATTTGTCTGGCCTATCAGCATTTGGATAAGCTACTGGTGGAAGATTTTTAAGAATAAACACTAAAGCGTCAGCTTGATTTCTTGCATGAAGATAATATCTTGAACCAATATTTTCTTCTGTGCCGTGAATTGTCATTGGTATATTTTTTTCCAACGAATACATAACTTTTGGAATAAACTTTTCTGGATCTTGACGCTCACCAATAATATTCATTGTATTTGTAATTACAACAGGAACACCAAATGTCCTCCAATAAGATATACACACGGCTTCTTGAGCTGCCTTAGAAGCAGAATATGGATTAGACGGAAGTATCGTATCCCATTCCTTATGTGCATAGCCCATTGGGGCTGGACCATAAACTTCATCTGTAGATACTTGTAAGAAAATTTCTGGATTTACTTTTCTTGATAGTTCAAGCATGTTAACTATTAAGGAAACATTATTTGTAATAAATGGAGCTGGATCAGTAATTGATCTATCTACATGAGAGTCAGAAGCCATTGAAATAATATAATCAATATGACCCATCTCTTTAATCATTACATCAGAAAAGGGTACAGTTAGATCGTGTGTTATTAACTGAACCCTATGCTTCTCATCGTCCCAACATTTTATTGAAGTAATTCTATCTGTAATACCACGATGCCTAAAGGAATCAGTAATAACAATATTCCAGTCTGTTGTCTTTAAAATATGCTCAAGAGTATGGTGGCCAACAAATCCACCAGCTCCAGTTAGTAAAACCCTTTTCATTATTCTCCTATTAAATTGGGTAGTGAGTTGCTATATATTCTATAGCGCTTTCTAGGTCATCTGCAAGTTTTGTAGCCATATATTTCATGTATGGGCGATTTTTATTTTGCTCTGAACACATCACTATACATGGTTGTCCGTGAATTTTGGCCCAAGCCATCTCAAAGTCCGTCCCTATATATGCTCTATCTTCTAACATGTATTCAACCAACAGAATATCAGACTTTTTCTGCATAAACATGTTTTTCTGGGCTATCTCCTCTGGAGACATGCCATCTTCTTCTGGAATAGAAGTAGGATCCAAAACTTTATAGCCCCTAAAATTTAAAGATTTAGTTGCCGATTCCCTCCATCTAACAGCGTAGTCACCAACATAATCCATGGCTCCTGCTAAGTAAACTGTAATGCTCATACTGGCCAATAATACTCTAAATCTGATGGTTCGTCAAAATATTGTGAGTAATATTCATAATCTTTTCTTAGCAAGTTTGATCTATGTGACTTATGAAATTCTTCACTGCCAAACCAAGGGGGATAAACAATTTCTTTGTGATTAATATTTTCAAATAACATATTGTTATTATAACCGCGATCTATCCACTCTAGAATAGTGTAGTTTTGATAGAGCTTTAGTGCTTCTTCGTACCCATCCCACATACGAGTAACTGGATGGTTACGCCAACCTTTCGTAGGCGTTCTGTCGAGTAATATATTAAGAACCTGAAATGTTTCAACACGTTGCTTTCCTAACCGACGATAATCTAAAACTTTAACTGACTTGGCAAAATCTGGATATGGTAAAAATGTTTGCATTCTAATCTTTCTTAAATTCTGTAAATGTCTTATCTCCAACACCATAATACTCTCTAGCCAAACCAGATGCAACTATATCCGTATTTAAACACTGGCCTGATTCGTTCCAAACACGTGCTAAAATTCTTCCATACTTTTCATTCTTGTCAAGAATAGTTTCTATCTTAACTTTATAATTAGCTGCTGTTAACCACTGATCGGAAAATTCTTTAGCTGCTAGGCCCATCTTTTTTTCTTCTAGATTTCTAGTTCTGCTTTCTGGAGTATTGACGCCAAATAAGCGAACCCTACCTTTACGAAAAGTATCAAAACCCAAGTCAATAATAATATCGAAGGTATCACCATCAATAACTTTTTTAACTTCTGCATTATAATAATAAACGCTATTTTCATTATTCATTTTATCTCCTTTAGACTATTGAGTTAGTCTCTTTCTATCCCAATATAGTCACACGCTTTCCTGAAAATTTCCCTGCTTATTGGGAAATACTGATCAGCCCTACTGACCCCTTCTCCAGGTCTTGGAGTAGAAGCATGCCAGCTGTGACCTATAGAAACTGAACCATCATATACAACATTATAGCCCATGTGCCTAGCAAAATATGAGCACCATGTTTCTTCATAATAGTGAGGAGTAGGAAGGAAAGCCCCTATTGCATCTGGGTACATTTCTTTATACTTACTATCATTGGTCAATGACTCCCAAACGCTTCTTCTTACAAAGTAAGCAGAGCCGGATACTGTTACGCATTCTATTCTGTCTTTATATAATAGATCATTAGGGTCATGTTCGCGCCAACCCCTGTGTTTTGGAGATGTGTTAGTCCCTACAATTCCTGCATGAGTTATATATCCGTTCTCATCCCTTTGTTTTGGACCCAATATATGTATGTCTGGATTATCATTAAATATTTTTTCAATCTTTATACAGTCCTCTGTTTTCATCCATACATCGCCGTTTAATATTCCTATAATCTCAGAATTAGATTTACTTGCCATCATGTTTACGGCAGCTGAATATCCTATGTTTTCACGTAAGTATAATCTGTCTATTGAGTATTTTTCTTCGCTCTGCCTAATCCAAGGTATAAAGTCATCTGTAGAATCATTATCTGTTATATAAAGATTCCAGTTTTTAACGAGCGCGCCATTTGGAGACTTGGTATCAGCATGCAAATTCTCCAAAAACCTTTGCAGCATGGGTCGTGTATTGTGATTAACTACACATAGATCTATAGTCATATGTTTTTATCTTCCGTCAACATAATAAATGCATCTTTAGCACTGATTCCAAAATCAACATATTCTTGATATTTTTTATATATTTCTTCTATATTTTCAGAATCATAAAATTCTATTAATCTGTTAGAGTACTGTACTTTATCAGCCTGATTTTTTGTTATTAAATTAGGCTTTATATTGTTTTTCAAAGTAGAGTAAACAATATAAATGCCTAAAGACAAACATAGTATTGGAAATATATTCTCACCAATCTTGTTCTTCAACTTCATTTTCGCTTTCTACAGAATTGTAAGTATTGTTTACCCATTCATAGATTTGGGAAGCAACGCTGTACCAACTATCTTTATTTTCTTCATTTTCTTCTGAATCACCAAAAGAATTATAGGTTTCGATTATGTGTTCAAAAATTGCTATGTCAGCAACGACAACCGCTTCTCCAGGAGAAAGCCTAACGCTAACCTTCTTCTTTTGACTTGTCTTCTTACTCACTTTGCTTTTCTTTCTGTCTTTTTTTTGTTGTAATATTTTCTTCTTCTAGTTTATTTTCTACTGGATAAACACAAAGGTCATTAGTGTCTGGCTCCATATTAATAAACAAGATCTGCTTGTCTTCTTCGGTAAAACCTTCTGGAGGAGCTGATTCTACAGCTATTTTTTTTGAAGAACAACCATAAACCTGACTATGGTTTTTGTAAACAACTATATAATTTAACTTTGAAGCTGGCATTATATTTCGTGAGTCCTAACATTTGCCTTCGACAAGAAGGTTTTAACTTCTTCCCAATTTTTATAAGAGCTATCTGACATATAGTATACATCAGTTATTGTACTATTTGCTATGAGTTTAGCACAAGAAAAACATGGAGGTCCATTAACGTATATTTTTTTTGGATTAGAACTATAATCAGAATGTATAATTGCATTTGCTTCTGCATGAATAGCTATACAATTATCATATATTGATCCGTTAGCAGAATTTTCCTTAAGCCTTGGGCAGCCTCCGTCTTCACAATGAGGAAAACCCTTAGGACCACCATTGTAACCCATTCCAATAACATGACCGTTTTCGTCTACTAAAACTGCTGCGTACTTTCTTTTAGCGCATGTAGAAAAAATTTGAGAAACTGCAATACACATATCCATATATTGCACGTCTTTTCTTGTTACATTCATGTTTGTGATAAAATTATTAATCCAGCAATAAAAACTATTAAATATACAAGAATAATTAAACGACTTTTTATATTCTTTTCTTTAACTGTTGGTATTGTTACGTGTAGGCTTATAGCCCAGTTGATCAAAAAAGTAAAAGCAATACTAGACAATATAATATTAAGCATTGGCTATATCAACCAATCTTGAAATCGTCACAGGGTATTTTGGTTGAGTCAACCTATAAACTGCTTTAGCATATTCTTGTATCTCCACCTGGGAGTCTTCAGCTAATCTTTGATTTAAGAATAAGCAAGCAGATTGCAGGCTGCAAGACCATCTATATACAACATACATGCCGTAGGCAGGCAAAAACAGCCTAGCCTGTTCTGGCGTCACACCACTCTCCATTGCCATGTTGTATAAAGCTTCGCCTTGCTCTATATATTTCACTAACTCAGTTGTCATAATAGACCCTGTCCATGTTTCTACTGGACCATCTGACCCCTGCTTTTTATCTTCTGCGGCTTTTCTCCATCCTGTGTTAGATGGAATATAGAATTCTGGATCCATTGTTACATATCTTCTTGATGACTCATTCCAAGAATCCATAGTGTGATCAGAACCAACTACATATTTCCAATGTTGACGAGCAACCATTAAAGGTGCTTTAAATTCAAAAGTAAGAAAAGCGTGCCTAAATGGTGACATATGGTTTTCTCTTGCTAGGTAATCTATTAGCTTACCATCTTTTGATGTCATTTCTTTTGACTCTTTTGCGAAAGAAGCTCTAGCCGCATTAACCACAGACAGATCACTACCCATATGATCAACAAGCCTTACGTAACCTTTATCCAAGACGTATACGATATCTTCTTCCTCTAGCTCAGATACCAATTCTGTGCCAATCAAATCATCACTATACATTTTTCTTATTCATCCTCATCTTCATCATCAAATGAAAAACCTTCATCATCATCTAAATCAAATTCTTCTTCTTCTAATTCTACCATAATATCATTGAAATCAATAATCAATTTATATATAGTTCCAAGAATTTCACGGGCTTCTTCACTTATGTTTAAGTCTATTTTTTCTAGAACAGAAAATATCAAACTATTAATATGATGGTTAAACTCATTAAAGGAAGAAACCATTAACATGTAATCTTTAACTGTTTTAAAAACTTCTGATTCTATTATTGAATCAAAGTCATCTATGTTTGAAAGTTCAATGATTTCAGAAAATATTTTATCAAAATCTTTTTCCTCGTCACCTTCTGCCATTATAACCTACTTCAAATTATCTGTAATTAACTTAATCTCACAACTATCTGTCGTGCAGTAGGCCTCGCCAATTGCGTCTGAAGCCATTCCAGCGTAAACTCCAGAAAAATCTATTGGGAAAAGTTTCATCTCTCCCTCTTCCCTGTATTCGTCTTCTGTTATTTGTGTATAGGGCATTTGTGGGTAGGTAAAGTTTCCTTGTGGTAAGAATGAAACTGTCTTTAATTGACCATCATACATATGCAAGACTGTACCAACATGTTGAGACTCTGCGTCAGGATCAAAAGAAATTGTAACCGATACAGAATTGTCTGACCAATATCTTTGTGCAACAGCAGCAAGAGACATCTTTTCAAAAATAGTTACATCTTTTTCTGCTCTCTTTGCATCGGACTTAATTGGAAAGAAAACTACAGATGTAGTATCAGGAGATTCTGAAGCTGGTTCGATTCTATAGTTTGCCATCTTAAATAAAGGCAGCATTGGGTCTTCGTTAGAAAATCTGATTGCTCTGTTAAAGTATTTACCGCCTGGAGTCCAGTGAACACCAGGTGATTCTCCTGCAAGAATTGAAACTGTACCTGATGGCTTAACAGTAGTCATCTTAATTGACTCACGAACACCTAACCATTCTGAATAAATAGTATCATAATTCTTAACAGTGTTATACCCAGTGTCCATCCAATCCCTAAGAACTGGAAGGCCATGTATGTCTGCAAAGTTTGCTACTCCAGACATAGAAGTTCCAATACGACGATTGCGTTGCATAATCGCATTTGTCTCTTCCCAATGTGTTGGAAGTAGTGTAACAGTCTTTGCGTATAGGTAAGCAAACTTAAGGGTTCTCTTATAATCTTCTAGATTCTCATGACGATTTAAGTATGTCTCAACAAGAGTGCAGCACTCATAACTTTCCAATGATTGCTCTGCGCATGGATTATAACCAGCAACACGCCAGTCCTTATTGTTTGGTGGATCAGCAAGACGCCCATACTTACGCGACATGTCCAGCCAAATAACGCCAGGTTCTCCATTAAGAGCAATACCTTCAATAATAGGAGATAAGTCTTGTCCTACAGAAGTCTCAACTGAATTATTAGACATCCAACCCCAACCTGGGTTTTCTGGATCATAAGAGTTTCTTTCAGGAAATACACTGGCGTTTTTTAAATTAAGAAAATCTGGATCATCCATTCTACCAATAAGTAGTTCAGCGGATCTTCTTACGTTTCCAGATACAACACAAACACCAATTAAGTTGCCAATGTCAGCTATGTCTTTTCTTGTCAGCTTATCTCCGTTACGGCCAGTAAAAATCTTTCTGATCGCTTCATGTAATTTGATTAGAGGTGTTGGACCAGATGCTGTTCCACCAAAAGTTTTAATTGGAGAACCAAGAGGTCGTATTTGACTGTAATCAAATGTAATGATATTTTGATCTGGTCTGAGATAAGAGTTAATTAAACTAGTGGTTGCGTCTCTCCAACCCTCTCTACTATCTTCGATAACTTCCACGACTTCAGATTTTACTGGTTCATAAATAAAAAATTCTTTATCTGCGCCCTTATCATCAAAACCTACACCAACACCCAACATTGAAGCTTCCATTAAAAAACCAAAAGGTTTTGCCGGATTGTGCTTTGTCATTTCAGAAGTAGAAACAAATGCACAGTTTTGTAAGGCAGCAGAGTTTTTTTGTACGTTGACTAGAGGAGTTCCCATCATCCAAAGTCCTCGACCTGGTGGTGTCCACTTTAGGTTAAACAAACGATCAAAAGCCTCTTTAGCGCTAGCTTGTGCTTTTGCATCGTTCCATGGTAGTCGACTCTTTTTGCAATGATCCTTTTGTAGTGAATACATGCCGTTAATTATTCGCTCACATACATCAACCCAAGTTTCTTTTGTCCCATCTTCTTTTAGCCTTGAGTAAGTACGAAGAAAAGTAATTTCTCCAACAGAATTTCCTCCTGCGTCCCTATATCCAAAAGGAGCCTTTTTTGTCTTATAGGGTTCTATGAATTCATCTGATAAACGAAATGAAAATATTGAAGAGGTTTTGTTGGTGATGTTTTCTGCTGCTGTTTCTGTGGACATTTTATCTCCTGTTTATTTGTTTGCGATTGTTTTGATGTATTTTGGATTGAGTTTTTGAATCTCTAAACTTTTAATTTTTTGTATTTGATCTACATTATATATATTGTATATTTCCCTCTCAAAAAAATACCCACTCTTCCAGTTGTAGACTTTTTGAATATTATTTTTGTGATTTGTAAATATATTAGATATAACTGCTCCACCATAGATTCTAACTAGGTTTTGCATTTTGTTTTGTATGAAGGATGAATTTTCTGCCGTAACTACACCAGAGTTTTGAGACTCTGTATAAAGCCAGTTATAAGCCTGTCTTGTTAGTGGTGAGTAGTCAATAGGGTCTATTATTCCCAACTGTAGAAGTTTCTTTCTATTTTCTTGAATAATTAGATCCTTCTTAATAACCTCCTTTAGTAGCTGAAACCAATTTCTTTCTGAAAGTTGAGACCAACTTGTACACCAAAAAAGTATTTGATATACCGGATCAGGTATAGTAACTTTCTCTACCGTTGGTAGAAGCATTGCGCAGGAAATTATATTTTTTATCTGCTCTTTTGAGAGTTCGGAATTTTTATTCTTTGCTTCAAGGTTAATCCACAATTTGTTAATGTGTTTATTCCAATCCTCTTCGCCTAAGTAAAGTGTTAAGTAATTTGCAGCTATGTCTATCGGTAGCGTATCGTTTTCTATTACCTTAGATAGATCATCTAAAGACATATTGAATCCTCTGTAGTTTTGTCTAAACCTGTAAAACGTCTGTAAAAAATCAAATCCCGCCCCACAAAAGGACGGGTAATTGATCTTTTGCCTAATGAATTATATCATAGGAGTTGATTTTCATCTACTTAACAACAAGTAGAATTATTTAATAATTCCGAATTTCTTCTTTCTTACGTCTTTTTCCAGAACTAAATGCAGACTAATTGCTGACCAAATCAAAAGAGGAACATGTCTTAGTATTCCTTTTTCAGTTAATCTCCAAAAAGCTCTTGTTAAGGTTTCTGCTCTCTTTGTCTTAATTGCATAAGCATCGTATGCAATTACGAAAAGCAGCATAACAGCCCAAGCGTAGACTCCAGAACTTCTTTCGTCTTTTGTTAAGTGTATCGGCTGCTTATAGTAATTATAGAGCTTTGGCGGAAGGAACCCCGTACCACTCTTGTACTTTTTCTCTTCCATAATCACCTGTTACGTTTGCTTGACCATATCCATCAGTAAACACTCTAGCACTTGCTACGCCCTGTTCCTCATCTGGTCTAAAGTATCCGAATGAAGCTGGTGCACCTTCGGCTTCTGTTCTCGGTGCATGACCAGTATTAGCAAAGATGTCAGCTGAGTTTACACCGTCAAAGATATAGTTGTTATAGCTGTAATCGCTAGTGCGATCTAGGTGACCAAAACCTGATGGGAAAGCTGCAGAGCCTGCTAGACCCTTAAACTCCATTGGTCTAAATCTTGCACCTTCATACCCAGCTCCGTCTGCAAATGTACCAGAAAGTGGGTGAATATATAATGTGGAGCCATTAAAAATTTGGGAAAGGAAAACATTACCGGGGTGGTAACCAGTACCTGGAACATGGTCTCTATCTGGTGCTCCGTCTAAAACATGACTAGTGCTGTATAGTGGGTAGAAAGAATATGTACCAGAACCTTTAGCCTTGCCTGTCATTGAGCTGTATGGATTGACCATTTCGGCAGAGTTTCTGCCCTTTAAAACTGGCCTTGGACCAACATAAAATGTAGCCATTAATTTCTCCTTATATGAGTTCTTGTTGTGTGTATAATAGTAAAATAAATTTTTTGTTTTTGAAGTTATTATTCGTATTCAATTACAAGATCAGACAAAACTGGGTTAGTTCCATCTCCAAGCTGAGTAAGACTTACTTCTACCCAAATACTGCTTGAAGAACCGGGATTTTCTAACGTATATACCCCAGAATCTTTATAAATAATCCTATAATCAAACACGCTTGGTATAAGCTGCTCTGGGACATTGTATATCTTGGGAGTTACTTTAATTACATCAAAAATCACAGTATCGCTAGGAGCATCAAACCTGACGATAGACTTCCCTGTGGGCATGAATTTATTAGATCTTATGTCGATATCTGATAAGCCATACGTGTATATACACTTTCCGTTTTCTTCTATGTAGTTTCTTTGTCTGATATTAACCCTAACTGCTGTTATTGTTACTGGGGGGAAGTAAAAGGCCACTGGACCTGAATTTAAAATAACATCTTGACCAGAAACAGTCCATCCACCAGGTGGAACTTTACCAACAGCCTCTGCCTCTCCATCATAGAGTTTATTAAAATTCAAAGGTGTCCAACCATCTGATTCTGACATTGAAGGATTTGCCAAAGTCGTATATTCAATTGACATAATATCAACACCAAACATTGGGTAAGGGGTAAGACACATATAATTACTCTTGTCACTTCCACTGTAGGATGTTGGTATTTTAAAATACACATAAGCTTGTGCCGGTGCAGCTGAAGCGCTATCTGCAATCACATTTCTCTTCCAAAATTTATCAGAGCTATCCAAAACAGCATGATAAATTGGGCTTGTGTCTATAACTGCACCAGGTGAATCAACACTGGTAAAGTTATTTTCTATCTTTGCCTCAAAGAAATCTGGCACAACCTGACCGGTAAAAGCATTGAAAAATTTTAACTTTGAAGAGGAGGCACCATCGACCTTTGGTAAGGTGACAACATTGTGTATATAATCAAAAGATAAGGCTTCGCTAGCTGGCACTGCATAGTCTGTAGCTATAAAAGAAGCGTTGTCAAACTGAGAGTAGCTGTAGAAAGAAACAACCTTATTTGATCCAGAAGTGTTCTCAATGGCCTTTAGTCTGTCCTCTAGGTCTTTTACTGCATGACCTAAAAACAACTGGTCCTTCAAGACCCTTTCAAATGCCTGATGTAGCTTTTGGTCCAAAATTCCAGATCTATTATATAAATGAACAAGATCTTGATAATTTTGCTCTATTTTTAAATTGTAATCAGAACTATTTACTGGGCCATTATACTGCGCTGTTTTATTTTCTGTATTAAGAAACTCTGACATAATTACCTATTTTTTTCTAATCTATTAATTTTATCTTTTATTTTAGATAGCCTTGCTGCTATGGTATCTACTGTTTCCATTTCAGTGACCTCTGTGTAATCTTCGTTTTTCCATTCAACATGAAAAGACATTGAATCTATTAAATCTGAATCTAGTGAAAAAACTCTTGATCCATCAATTTTTTCTGAAGTGATATTATTATCTTTTTCTTTATCTAAAAATATTTTTAAATTATTTGATATTTCAATATCTGTTTTTTCAAGCTCTAGATATATTCTTTGTAAATCAATATATATTTTATTGGATACTAAGTTTTCTTGATGACTTTTTCTTGGCCCCCTATAGTAGGACCTAATTCTTCCCATAAGAGGTTCTCTTAAACCTGCATTTATTCTACTAATAGCGTATGATGTTGGCATTGTTTTCTCCTATGCAATAGCCTTAGCTACCACTGTTATTTTCTCTAATAATATCTTGCGAAGCTTGGGAGAAAGATTGAGAGTTCTTAAACTTTAGCCTGTAAGAATTTAAAGAAGGGGTAACCAATGGATTAAGACCCCTATGGAAATCCGCCCTCAACCTTATTCTCTCAACTTGTTTAGGATTATTTAAGTAGTAGAAAATTCTTGAATTTGACTTAATTGGCTTTTTGCTTAAAATTTCTAAATTACCAAAACTATTATCAATAGTAAAAACATTCTCAAAATTAGATCTATTATGGACAAGCTCTAATGGGTCAACATAAGAATAATATTCTTGATATACAATACCATACTCTATTATAGAGTGAGATTCCATTAGGGTTATAGATCCTTTTGCACTAGGACCTTTTGTATCACTGCTAGGCTTTGGGCAATCTATTGCTATTTTAATTTTATTTATTCCAGACTTAAATCTCCATTCAATTGTCTCAGAATTTTTACCTGCTGGAATTACATGCTTAGTATCATTTACATATATAGCTATGTCCCATTGTTGAGATATCTGATCATTTTTATTAAATTTATGAGTAACTATAGTATCATTTGGACAATATACATTAAACGGCAGCAGCATGCTGATTTGAGATAAGCTAGGGCCATTAAAGAAAACGCTATCCATATTGATAGAAAATGTAGGAAGTGTATAGAGCTGCCTGGACTGATTTGTTCCATTAATAAGTGATGTCCAAGTGGCAAGATCTTCATTTTCATTGTATATTTGATTTGAATAGTTTACATAGTATCCAGATATGTTATTAATACCTTCAAGAATATACCAGGAATAACCAGATTCCTGCTGAGGCAGCTGAGCTATTCTATATATTTCTACGCCGTTGTATATGCTTCTTGTTGGATTTTCTTCATTAATATTGGTAGTAGAAGATCTGTTAATTAGTGGTAACTTTCTAATTTCTTTTACGCTATCTTGAACAGTGTCAACAATGATTTTCGATGAAACAAAAGAACCGTTTAAGTTAACTGTAGATGAAAAAGAAGAAGAAACATCATATGGTTTGAGTATTGGGATCCAAGAAAAATCAGACATATTTGATTCTGTCCCTAGATCTTCTGCTATGTAATAAGAAATTAAACCATTTTCAGAATTACCCTCTTCAACATCAAGGGAAACAGAATCTATTACTAGGTTATTATTGTCTTTTGTATTTAAAGAAATAGGAACAGAAACGTATGAAGCATACTTATCATAATATTGACCAGAAATTACAATATCTCTAATGCCAAACTTGTACTTGTATCTATTAGTGGAGTTTTCCTCAATATAATCAGGATCTGTTTTTACTAAGATTAAATCTATAGAAGATACAGTTCCCGGTGTAAAATCAAAAGAGAAATTATCATAGTCTAAAGCTGATTTTTTTGATTTAATTTCTGGCTTAAATTCATTAGCTGTATAATTAATTTTTGCATAAATATCAACTGGACTTACAACATTTAATCTTCCATCTATTTTTGATATTTGTGTAGGAGAAGTTATCGGTATATTAATAGTTAAAGTAACAATCCCAACAGAATTAAACTCAAAAATTTGTGACCACTCTGTATTATTGAGACCATCAAATACAGAAGCAAAGAATGAAGAATTGTCAAAAGATTTATTTGATTCTATCAAGCTTCTATTAAAGGACAAAGAATAAGTTGGATTTGCAGAAACTATTTTACTTGTTGCTATTAAATCAAAAGCTGCTGAATTCAATCTTGGCAAAGTTACTTTCTTCGATTCAGTGTCCAAGAAAGCAGTGGAGTAATTATAGTCCATGCTTTTGCCAGAAGAAAAGTTTTCTGAAACAGCTGCAAAAAAACCTTCAGAATTTTGATTTGCGAATATTAGATCATCTACTTTTGATTCTAATTCAGATCTTCTTGTTTTTAAATTATTAATTCTATTGTTTAGTGCGTTTGTTATATCAAATAATTCTTGGGAATTTTCAAAAATAACATCATATAAATTTTCTATATTTAGTAAAAGCTGAGCGTTTTTTTCATTTATTAAATCAACATTACTAAATGTAAGAGATCTAAATATTTCTGGCTCTAATCTTATATGTGATCCTGGAATATAATTAGAAAAATATTGAGAATATAGTTTTAGAAGTTCTTCTTCTGTAATTTGTATGCCAGAAGAAAAATAATTTTTATATACAGTTTCTAAGAACTTCGTCTTTTGTATTGAACTTATAGTCATAGCTGCTCAACCTTTGTGCATAGTTTATAGGAGTACACTACAGGGGATAGGTTTGAGTTATTTGGCTTAGTTATCTCAACCTTTACCCTTATCTTTCTTACTTCTTTGGGAATTTGAGGATAATTAAAGTAAGAAACTCCAGGGATCTGGAATGAACCAGATATGTTTTCATTAAAAGATAATACTTCAGGGACTCCAGCAAAATTACTCTCCACAGGAGATATCTGTATCCAGTTATTCCCATCATCTAAAGAAACATAATACTTAATAGAATTATTAGAACCCGATGCAGAAGAATTCTCAAATTCAGAAGTGATCATTAAATTTTTAACATCATATGGAAATTCATATGGCTTTGATACTATTTCACTCACACTGTTATATACCTCATAGTGAGCATCGATTGATTTGAGACTAATGACCCATCTCTTTGCATTATAAAGCTCATACACTGGCTGCAAAGCGACTGTTTCCCTAAAGTCTTTATCCTTATACTCTATGTGCGATTCAATAGTAAGTTCTTGGAATTTATTTGGATCCCAGTTGTATATTTTTTGGGAACTAGTGCTAGTAGTAAACTGATTTTCAACAAAAGCCTTAACAGATTCTGCGTCTTCTCTTGAAGTAAACTTAATCCCAGTTGCTATATCTGCAGTAGCTGACCTTTCATATTGGAGGTCAACGCCCTGGTAAGAGCTAGCAGGATACTGACTTAATAAGTAGTATTTTTGTAAAACGTTTGACGCATTTAATCTTTTAAAACTAATAACGAATACAGTTTCCTGAATTCCAGACTTTCTAGCTGAAACATTAATACTCTTAGTTGTAATGTTTGTATCTAATTTAAACTTAACAGGTTCTTCTATTGGGGGAATAATTGTGTTAATACCATAATTTACGGCTTCATAACCAGAAGCATATAGTCCTTCCGGATTAAATCTTTGTTGATTAACAAAAAGACTATTTTGAGACAATGATACAGGTCTCCAATATAAATGCTTAATGGATGTGTCGTAAGAGTTAGGTTGTTCAAAGTATACATTGATTTTTGATGTATTGACTTCTGGAAAATTTATAGTTGCTTTTTCATAAAAATAATTTTTAGAAGATTCAATAGATTGTGGTGATACAGTTGAACCAATATATATTGCGTCTGAAAATAAAGTGACCTCAGCATTTGTATTCACATCAATGGCAGTTACTTTAACAACTTTTACTTCAGGATAAAAAACTTTTTCGTTTCCAAAATTTGGTTCGATAGTAATTGTGTTTAACTTCTGTGGTTTATTAGAAGTTAAAGACAAACCCAACCTTAAAGGACTTGTCTCAATATGATCTGACCAATCATAGTACCTAGTTACATCTCTATTATTTTCTTTAACTTTTCTACTATACAAAAACTCATAGTTTTTAGCGCCTCTTTGCTCTTTTTCTGTTGTCGGCACTTTTATGGCTTCGTAATCAAAATAGGTAAGTGGGTTATTGTCAATAATAGAAGGTATATATCCTATCTTAAGGTTATCTTCAAAATAATACCTAGTGTTTTGATTAACATTTTCTGTATTATAAACCGCATGATTGCTACCTATAAAGCCATTTGAGTCTTCTTCAATAACTGAAATATAGTTAGGTTTCCATTGTATAGTATTTCTACTGGAGAGTTTTAATGCTCCTGCAGAAACGTTGGGAATCCTATTTGCTTTTATTTTTGTTATATCTACATAATCAAGATTATCAAATGAATCACCAACATAATAAAGATCATTTCCCGGACTGCTGGAATACATTTGAAGTATCGAAACTTTTGACTTTATTCTTTGCGCAAAAGAAACTTCCTTATCAATTTCTGTATTAAAAAGATTATAGGTGGCTGCAACTTGGCCACTTTGATAATCTAATTGTTTTGATATTATGTTCATATCTGTTGAAACTGCAGATACAAAAGCATTGATCTTATCTGATATGGCTGGTTCTCCGCTTTATATAGGGATCAAAATACGAAACTTGCGAGCCAGAATAATTATTTATTTCAGTAATAAGTTTAGAATATTCATCAGCCATCTCTTGGTATGTAGAGAATTTATTGCTGTTATAACGAGAAAGAAAGTCACTAATCTTAAGAATCAACTGATCATAAAAAACTGTATTATATGATAACTGTGCCATATTATCTTATTCCTAACATCTTATTGGCAAAATTGTCTGAATTATTAATTTTCATTTTTACCACAACATTATCAACTGAACCAGAAGAAAAAGATCCAGAGTAATTATTTCTAGATATCAATCTAAATCTTATATTATTATTAATATAGCTATAAATAACATTAAATGGAGTTTGAACTGGTCTGTTAAATATAATATTTTTTCCATTTTGATAGAAAAGATATTGATCAGTTTCGTAAAAGTCTGCTTTTGTAAAATCGCCCAATATATAATTTGTCATATTTATAGCGCTGACTCCATTAAGCAGCTTGACCTGAACTGGGTTATATATGCTTGCTCCACCAGCACTAATAGTACCGTATGTACCGCTATATACTGGATTAACAAATTTGGAATAATCAACGTATGGATTATTTTGTAGCTTTATCGTATTGCTTAATCCAGTTGAAGAAAAATACTCCCCATCAGAACCAGAAGAGGTGGTAATCAATGGAACTTCTGGATTAATAGAAGTAACGTCAATGTATTTCTGGGAATACTTTACATCATCAAAGTCATACTCAATTACATATGTTTTATTTGGGTTACAGGAAGTCATTGTTACGGACTTATTGTTTGGGTTGACACTGAACCTATTAGGTGAAACTATAAAACCATCTTCGTACAAAACTATATTACTCAACCTTGGGTAGAACCTAAGGTTAGCTACTTTGGTTTGTGGATTAAAGAAAACAACTTCTGACTCTATCTTTGTAGAATCAAATGGAATAATAGGTATCCAGTCAATTTCCTGTGTTGGATTTTCTTTTAATGAAAAAGATAATTCATAAGAATTTAAAAGCTCAAGATCCTTAATGGAAGAAGTCTTAGTTTGATCAAAATTAATTTTTGATTTTATTCCTAAAACTTTTCCAGGAACAGATATTTTTTTACTAATAAAAATAGCTTTATTATTAGATGAGTAATCTTCTCCAATAGAAAAAGAAGTGCTAAATAAATTAATTGATTTAATTGAAAAATTATAATTATATGTATTTACTTTTTCTTTAAGAGAAGTTGAAAAATTATTTAAACCAAAACTTGATCCTGGTATGATCGGGTCTGCATCTTTAAGGGAAAACTTATTTCTTATGTTTGAGTTATACTCTGACAAGTAGGCGCTATTCGCCATAGTAGAAAGTCTGCCAGAACTCAATGTGGAATTATTTTCTCTATACATTGTTGTAGAAATAACATTAAACCTTGAGCCTAATACATGACCAACAATTGATTCTACCATTCTTGAAAGCGGTGATTCATTAGCGCTATCTTCTATTTTTCCAGATTTTTCAAAAAACTTTGCATAAGAAGAAGCACTCTTTAGTCTTGATGAAACTGGATATTTGTAAGTATAATATTCTGAATGAAGATAATTGTTTCTTTTATTTTCATCAATAGATATTGCTTTTCTAAAATAAGATAAAACTAAATCTTGGAATGTATTGTGATCTCTTTTCTTTGATGATCTTAAAGCGGTAATAATTTCATGTAATTTTCTAGAAACTAATTCTGACTCATCAGCTATATGCTCTGTTCTTGTATATGTATCTTGATTAAAAACTAAAATTATTTTTCTTACTTTAGCTTTTTCAAAATTAATAACAGCACTTTTAGACAAATCAACCATTTCGTTAAGAACTTTATGCATAACAAAACCGGAAGGAGAGCCGCTGTTTGAGTTAATGTTTTCTGCTTTTTCTATTGCCAGTTGCATTAAAGAAAGACCTAAGCCAGAATTGGGGTTTATCGATATCGTGTCAATTGAAACTGGTTTTCTTAGCTCTATTTCTAAAATGGCTTTTGCACCTATTATTGAAGAAAAATCATAATCAATATACTTTTCAATGTCAATTGGTAAACCGCCTAATATCTTAGGCGACTTAACTGATACACTCCAGGATTTCGATTGCCTATCATCAAAAACACCAGTAGGATCTGAACTAGAAGATATATATTCTCCGTAGTTTGTTTTAATTGAATAAGACTTAATTAAACCTACTGTATTTACTTTTTCTAAATTAGAACCTATTTTAAATTTAGAATTTATTGAATCTACAAAACCACCACTCATATATTTATCTGAGGGCAACATATTGTCTCTATCTACATAGGCAATTTTTAGATCTTCTGATTCACTTGAATCTTTATCGCTATCAAAATTTTCTATAAAAGAAAAATTGTATAAGTCGTCTTTTCCTGAAATAAATTCATAATTATCTATAAAATTTTCCAAATAGGATATGTCTTTTTCAAGCTTTGAAATTCTACCAATCATAGAATCTGCCAAAGAATTAACTAGAACACTAATTCCATTACTTGCTTGATAGTATTTGTCTAACCTTAAATCTAAATCTCTAAAAAAGTCTACAAATGTTTCTGAGTCTATAGACGAAAGAGGCTGAATTATTCTAGGAGTTAAGTCTGCTCCGTCCAGAAAAATTAGATATATTTTTTATT